ACTAATATGACAATAAAATACAACATTAATCAAAATAGATATTCAGTGGAGCTAACTAGATTAGTTAAATTAATGATTACTTTGTCAACCGGAGAAAAACTGAGAATCAGTAGCCCTGAAGAAGATATAAATAAATTATTAAAATTTATTGAGGATCCTAAAAATAGATTTTTACATATTGGTATGTTAACGATTAACATAGATCAAATAGTATCTACGGAATGTTCTGACGATTTTCACAGAATGGGATACCTCCCAAAAAATGGGTAGTGAATTCAAAGGAGAAAAATGAACGAAATCACTTTATCAAATAACCTAGCTCAAATTGAGCTAGAAATCACCCATCACAAGCAAATAGCCGGCCAGTCGATTTGGGAAATCGGCAGACGCTTGAACCATGTAAAAGAACACAATCTGGTACATGGGGAATTCATGGATTGGTACACTAACCTTGGAATTGACAAAGATTTCGCTAGTAAATCAATGAAGATAGCAAAAGAACTTCCAAATTTCGAAACGTTACGAAATTTAGGAACAACAGCACTTCATCTGATTGCAACTCTTCCAGACGAAGAGAAAGAGGAGCAGATCCAACGCATCGAAGATGGCGACAATCCGACGGTACGGGAACTTCAGGAAATCAAGAAGAAGCTCAACCTCAGCAAACTAGCAAACAAACGTCTACAAGCTGAAAACGAGCGAATCAAATCTTCCAAGGTCGAAATCAAAGAAACCATCAAGGAAGTCATCCCAGACGATTACAAGGCCACACAGGACCTTAACAAGCAATTGCTAGAAAAGAATAAGAAACTATCAAAAACCGTTAAGGCAATGGAAGAGCGCTCCGAATTCATAGAAAAGCAACTTGCTGACACACTGGCCCAGCGTGAAGAGGTTGATAAGAAATCTTCTCAGTACGATGAATTGACTCGAGCGATTGAAGAATCACAAGGACAACTAAATAGTGTCCAGAAGCAAATCTCAGCCTACAAGAACATCACAAGCCTATTGCAAAAGGGAAATGATTTCTTAGCAAGCATGGGAGGTCTGATCTACGCAGATGAGGAGAAAGTCCTCAAAGCAGACGGGATCATCCGAAATGAATTTGATAGTTTTATCAGTCGAGGGCTTCGATTTTTTAACGACCTAAACGATATCCGCAAAGAAAGCAATATTTTAGAAGGAGAATTTGAATAATGAATGAAGTGACAATTCAACCTACCGAGTTAGTGGTAGAAGACGCAATGATCCATGCGCTCCAGGAATTGAAAAAGCTGAAAGAAGGCCAGTCCATCTTATCAGCCGATGTTGATTATCTGAAGAATGAGCAACCGGTCAACCCTTCGGTTTGTCTGGCATTGGAAAAAATGCGTAAGAAAAAAGTCGTGGCATTGTTAGGTGGTAAAGACAGCCAGGCATACCGTGACCGACATTTCGCACAATCCGTATTTTCACAGGCTGCTAAAGACTTCAAGGACTACTTCCGTATTCCACGCTACGACTTATTGAAGCGCAAGGACGAGGAAAAAGCTTTCGACTATTGGGATAGTTGGGAGCCATCAGCAAATACCAAGCTAGAAATCAAAGCCCGCAACGGACAGATGAGTTTAGTCGGGTAAGGAGGCTTACATGGTTCTAGAATTATTTGGAACTGAATTTAAAGATAAACTCTTTGAGGAGCTGGTTTCACTCAACATCAAAGCTATGGAAGAAGCTAAGCGTAGATCAAGCAGACATATTACATGGGTGCCGATCAAACAGCTACAGGAAGCTACCGGATGGGGTAGAACTAAACTAGAAGAGTGGAGAGATCAAGGGAAATTTCAATTTCAACAGTCCGGAAAGGGTGGGAAGTATCTCTACAATTTGGAAGATGTTCAGCGATTCTGTCGAACACTACAAAAATAAAAAGCACCCTTTGAAAAAGGCGCTTTGAAAGAACTATAACTTAATTATAACACAGGAATTATTTTTATAAAAGAATATTGGAGGAATTAAAATGTTAGCAGAAATCTTAGTCGGAGTATTAATCATCGTAGTCTTATTTCAAATGATCATCATCAGCTCAATTAGCGAGCGATGCAAAGAATCAAAACGAGAACTGAAAAAAATGATTGCTGAACAGCAACGCATTCAAGAAGCACGAGAAGCAATGCGTTTCGGATATCGTAGATAGGAGCTAATTTATGGCAGAAAACAACACAATCCTGCCTCACGATCTTCTTGCTGAACAAGCAGTAATCGGATCAGTATTCGTTGATCCAGATAAAATCCTAATTGCTTCAGAGTACCTCACAAAAGAAAGCTTTTACAAGCTATCACACGGCATTGTCTTTGGAATTATGGAAGATTTGTCGGACAAGGGAGAACCTATCGACCCCGTATCAGTTAAATCAGCTCTTGATTCAATAGGAGAATTTGACCGAATTGGTGGGATGGCATTTTTAGCCAGTCTCATCAATGCTGTACCAACCAGTGCTCACATTGAGCATTATGCCAAGGTTGTAGCCGAAAAAGCGAGAGCACGAAAGGTTATTGAAGACCTCAATCAAACAATAGCTAACGTATATGATGGTCAATCAGATCTAAATGACATACTCGTTCAAACCGAGCAAGCTTTGTCAAACATAGCAAACGACAAGCAGACTGGCTTCCGTCCAATTATTGATGTCATTGATTCCACGCAGTCAATTATTGACGAGCGCTCACAACGTGTTGGTGATGTAACAGGGACACCAACAGGCTTCACAGACTTTGATAATATCACGACTGGTCTACATACCGACAATCTGATTATCCTTGCAGCAAGACCAGCAATGGGTAAAACAGCTTTCGCTCTTAATATCGCCCAAAATGTAGCAATACGAGCTGGAAAACCAGTGGCAATCTTCTCTCTTGAAATGGGGGCTGAAAGTCTTGTAGAGCGTATGCTCTCAGCAGAAGGCTTGATTCCATCGTATCATGTCAGAACAGGGAATCTCTCTGAAAGTGAATGGCGCAGGATGATCCTGGCACAAGAGCAACTTGCAAAAGGAAAAATCTATATTGACGATACAGCAGGAATTCAAATCGCTGAGATTCGTTCCAGAGCCAAGCGATTGTCTCAAGAGACCGGTGGCCTTGGATTGATCGTAATTGACTACCTTCAACTGATTACTGGTAGAGGTCGAGAAAATCGACAGCAGGAAGTTTCTGAAATTTCAAGGCAGTTAAAAATATTAGCCAAGGAATTGAAAGTTCCAGTAATTGCATTGAGTCAGCTATCTCGTGGGGTTGAGCAACGAAACGACAAAAGGCCCGTGCTCTCAGATTTAAGAGAGTCCGGTTCGATCGAGCAAGATGCTGATATAGTCGCATTTCTCTATCGAGAGGCCTATTACAAACGTGAAGAGCAGGAAGAACCTGATAACGTTACAGAATTGATCCTTGAAAAAAATAGACATGGCAGTTTAGGTACAGTCAAACTATTTTTTCACAAGGAATATGCAAAATTTTCAAATAAGGAGGCTTGATGAATGGTAACTGAGAATCGTAGATATTACTGGTTACAACTAAAAGATGACTTCTTTAATTCCAAAGAAATGAAGCTCATGAGAAAGCTTCCAGGTGGGGAAGAAATCACAATCATCTACCTAAAAATGATGCTGGCAAGTCTAGCAGAGCAAGGGAAACTATATTTTGAGGGACTAGCAGAGGATCTAGCTGAAGAACTATCTCTATTGATAGACGAAGATCCAGAAGCAATCAGATTGACACTGATGTTTTTAACAAAGAAAAAATTATTGACTACATCAGACAATTATCAGTTTAATCTCGAACAAGTTCCGGAAATGGTAGGAAGCGAAACAGCAAGTACCCGTAGGTCTCGCAAACATCGAGAGAATCAAAAAGCGTTGCAATGCAACACCAACGCAACAAAAGGCAACGGAGATATAGATATAGATATAGATATAGATATAGATAAGGAGCAAAAAGCTCAATCTGATGCCTATGATGAAATTATAAAATATCTAAATGACAAAACAGGGGCTCATTTTAAACCTACTAGCAAATCAACTCAAAGACTCATAAATGGTCGTTTAAGTGAGAATTACTCAATAGATGATTTTAAGCATGTCATTGATGTAAAAACTCTTGAATGGAAGAATGATTCCAAAATGTCCAAGTATTTAACTCCAGACACGTTGTTTAATGCTACTAAGTTTGAAAAGTACTTAAACCAAAAGATGCCTTCGAGTGCGTCAACTCAACAGCAAGACGAAAGGTTAGGGTTTTAATGCATCAGGATTATGAAGTAGGTTCAACTAGTGAACCAAAAATATGTAATAAGCACGGATCCAAGATGATCACTGCAAAAGTTATGATTGATGGATCCCAGAAATCGCTTGACATTTGTCCAGAATGCGAAAAAGAAGGAATCAATGAATTGCAGGAACACTTAAATCAAGAAGCAGTTATCCAGTCAATTCTAGCGAATACATACAAAGTATTTGATCGTGAGAGCATCTATTCCAAGGAATTGGAAGACAAAACACTTGATAATTACGATGCTGGAAATAAGTTGTGTGAGCAAGCTTTGAATTTTTCAAAAAGGATGTTGCGAGATTATCTGAAGTACGAAACAGGAAATGTAATTCTGAGCGGTCCTCCAGGAGTTGGCAAGAGCCATCTATCTATTGGAATCGCCAAAGCATTAAATGAAAAATTCAAAGAATGCAAGCAACCAAAGAGTGTGCTATTCATTTCGACTTCTGCGCTCTTTTCAAAGATTGAAGAAAGCTTCAATGGTCGAGGAGACTTCACAGAAAGTTATGCTGTGAATCTACTGAGCAATGTTGATTTTCTCTTCTTTGACGATTTGGGAAAAGAAAGTAGCATGAGCGGAAGTCTCAAGGAAGCAAACGAGTGGAGACAACGAGTACTGTTTAAAATCTTGGACAATCGTCAAACAACATTCTTTAACACAAACTTATCGAGCAACGATATTAAAACAATTTATAACAAGGCCCTTGCTGACCGGATCTTCAAGGGCGCAAGCAAACATATTTTTAAATTCCCAGAGAATACAGAAAGCAGGAGATATTGATGGAAAACAAACAATTAAAAGATTTAATCGCAAAAGTTCAGCGCTGGTTTTATGACCGAAATTTGCAAACACAAGATCCAAACAAGCAATTTTTGAAATTGTATGAAGAGATCGGTGAATTATCACGAGGACTGGCAGAAAACGATGAGGAAGTCACGAAAGATAGCATCGGAGACATCACTGTAGTATTAATCGGTTTGACGTTACAGTTAGAAATCAAAACAGAAGAGATTTTCCCAGAAAATAATACATTCGTATTTTCCAATGCAGCAAAGTCAGAAGATTATTTCGTCTTAATGATGGACCAATCATTGGCAGCATATTTTAACCGGCAATCATACCAATTAAAAAATGTTGTTTATGAGTTGATGCGAATTTCAGCATTGCTACATCATGACTTCGTTGAGTGCTTAAATATTGCTTATGAAGAAATCAAAGATCGAACAGGAAAACTAGTCGATGGTGTTTGGATCAAGGAGGAACGACTAAAATGACAGAAGAAATTTTAAACAATGGTTTTGACAAAGTAAATAAACCTAATCACTACTGTGGGCAATATGGTCTTGAATCAATTGACATTATTCGCAATTTTGCTGGAGGACCAAAAGAAGTCCGAGGATTTTATTGGGGAAATGTCATCAAGTATCTTTGTCGCTATCAAAAGAAAAACGGATTGGAAGATTTAAATAAGGCAAAGAAGTACTTAGACTGGCTCATCGCAGATCTGAAGCGTGAAGACCTCGAAAAGACAGCGATTGTTAAGCAGGAGTAAAAGTTATGAGACATTATACAAAAAATCAAATGGATCACTTTCGTCAGCAATTACAATTATTGATTTTAGGAAAAGGTCTCACTCGCAAAGAACTCTCTAGAAATCTATATCGTGGTGAACAGACGATACAAGAGTGGATCACGAAAGACGACATCAATCCCAGCCATGTCCAAAAATTGTGCGAGTATTTCGGCATTGAGGAAAAAATTTTGATGGGTGATCCGGAAATACTTGCCGATTATAAGCTATATGATCGTGATAAGTATATCTGTACAGGGACTTTAAAAGAATTGAGCAGAATCACTGGAAAAGATAGTGCATTACTCAAATATTACATCCACTTAAATGAACAAGGACGAAATGCAGGACATCTAAAATTAGAAAGGGTAATCGAAGATGAAACGTAAAATCGACTGGCTAATCATCAACTTGGTATTACTAGCAGGAATTACATTAATGATTACTATCAACCTCAACTCCAGATTGGTTGAACAAGAAAACAAAATCAAAGATATGCAGTGGACTGTCCAGGAACACGAACTAAGTATTCAAAGATTGGCGGAACAAAACACTGCACAAGAGGTAATCCTAAACAAATTAAATCGGGAGTACCAAGCGCAGGAACGTAAAAAGGCAGAAGCAGTTAAGGAAGCTGCTGAAATGAATAATGTAGGAGGATAATAATGATCAACAATGTGACTCTTATTGGTCGGTTAACCAGAGATGCAGAGCTACGCTATACACCTAGTAATATCGCAACAGCACAATTTAATATTGCATGCAATCGAAATTTTAAAAATGCAAATGGTGAATATGATGCAGACTTCATCAACTGCGTGATGTGGAGAGAGCAAGCAGAAAGATTTTGTAATTGGACCAAAAAAGGAATGCTGGTCGGCATTACGGGAAGAATCCAAACTCGAAGCTATGAAGGAAATGACGGAAAACGTGTATATGTGACTGAAGTTGTCGCAGAGAATTTCCAAGTTTTGGAAAAACGTGACAACACTGCCAACCAGAACAGCATGACTGAGCAGATGCCACCTAATTATGCAAATCCAATGGACATTGATGAAAGTGATTTACCATTCTAAAAACAAAGGGAGAAAGAAAATGAAACTGAGTGACTTTATAGAAAAATGCGAAAGAGTATCTAATTTTACGAACGAGGTCGATATTCATAACCTTATCAGTGATTTAAAAAAAATAAACGAATCACAAAAAGTAACAGTTCCTAAGTCTGTAGGTGATTGGATTTTCAAGTCTCAATTTGTAGATAGACGTAGCATACGTTCTGCATTGGAGACAGCTTCAATCAGACTTTATGCCAAAAATAGCGATGAGGTTATCGCTTGGTTAAAAGATATAAGCAATCAAGAGACCTTTGCCATAGCTTGGGCAAATGACTACACAGTTGAAAAAGAACCAAAGTATACAGTCAAGATAAAAGGAAAAATTGGAGAAAATCTTTTAGTTTACGGTTGGGGCATAAAAAGATATTTTTTTGCGAGAACTTACAACGATAGCTCAAAACGAGGGGAACACACCCGAAAAGAATTGGAAGAAGATGGATTTGGTTGGGTGTTTGATTGCCCGGGTGTTGAGATTGAGGAGGTGGAATAAATGGAAGACGAAGTTTGGCTAGAATGGATCGCTGAAGTTATGGCAACTAAGCCTGTAAATAACGAATTGCTAGAAAGCAAGCGTGGCCAAGAAGTAGTTGATTTACTATTGGATTTAGAGCGAAATGACTTTAATTGGCATAGAGGAGACCCAGATGTCTTTTGGATAGACGCTCAGATGTGTATCAAGTACCAATTAACCAATGCTGAAATTAAATTTTTATCAAAGCAACAACCAGGAGTTGTGAATTATAAAAAATACGCAAAAGAAAGAAACGCTTATTCAGAGATGATGAGAGGTCTTGAAAAATTAAAAGAACTCAATTTTCCAGAAATCTATAATCATTCGTTGTCTCCAGAAGAAGAGAAGGAAAAATTTGAAGAGGAGATGGGGAATGAGCAAAATTACGTATCGCCTTATCAAAAATTAGATGAAATTGAAAAGCGTTTTTACGAAAACCAATTTTTGTTTGGAAAAAAAGTGATGGAAGGTGCAATGAACATTGTATCTAGTGATAAGAAAATAGCTATTGAGAATTTCTTTAATGTCGGAAGTCATCGAATTAAATTCACAGTAGAGGAGGTGACGGAATGATTCCAAGATATAGAGGGTTATCTAGTGACGAAAACAGCAAAGGTAAAATGCAATATGGTTATCTGATTGCAGATGGTGAACAAGCTTTTATTATCAATGAAGTAATAGAAGCTAATGAGCAATATATCACTATAGGCTCTTGGTGTCCTGTATATCCAAAAACAATTGGACAATCCACAGGTCTATTTGATAAGAACGGGAAGGAAGTTTTTGTCGGAGATGTTATTAAATGTACAAGAGGTTGCCTTCATGAAGTATATATAGAAAAGGAATATGGCGGTACCTATATTGGAGGTATGCCTGCTATATATTTAAAAGGTATAAGAGAGGGATATGCGTGGACTGGTGATGAGGTAATCATCGGCAATGTATATCAAAACCCAGAATTGTTGGAGGTAACGGAATGAGTGATAGTGTGTTTATATACGCATTCACAAGATACGGCTGGGTTGAAGAATGTATAGATATTGAAGAAGTGGCTTATGTGGATTTTGAGAAAAGCCAGATATGTCTTAAAGCGCATGACGCGCGGATTCCACGTATGATTCAGACTACTTCAGTGGACTTGTATAACGTCGAAAAGGCTTTGTTAAGAAAATCGGAGGTAACGGAATGGTAAAATTCAAAAAATACATTAAGAATCATCGCGATGAAATTCTTATGGGGCTGCTGTTAAGTTTAGGTTATTTGTTTGTTATCGGGCTTACTTATGCGATTTTAGATTATAACTTAGGCGCTGGTATCGTTCCGTTTCTATTCTCTACATCTGTTTATGCACTGGAAACATTGATCTATTTAACAATGTTAAGTTATGTATTTCAGGGGTGGTAAAAATGGACTTATTAACGCTTATTTTCGGTTTCTTATCGCTTGCGTGGCTGGGAGGCCTCGCAGTGATCGGCTGGGCTATGTGGAAAGAGGGACGAGAAGATGACGAATAATGATAAGCTGATACGTGCGAATTTTGCATTTATCCTTTTTGTCTTAATTGCTGTATGCGTCAATCTAAACGCACGGGTCCGGACGTTAGAAACAAGCAACAACGAGCTTCAACAAACGATCCAAACACAAAAGGACGAGCTCGAGAAAGCTGAAGAAAAAAACACAATGCAAGACGTGATTATAAATAAATTGAACAGCGATTATAATTCGCGTATAGCCCAACAATTACAAGAGATCGCCGATCAAAACGGCGTCGGGGGATAGTATGAAAGTTTATGTCGTTAGAAAATATCTTAAACGTACACGCTGGGACGTGAATCATTCAACCAAGTTTGAAGAGATCGAATTTCAGACTAAAGAAGAAGCGCTGACCTATCGTGACAGTCAGAAAGCCGGAGTCTTTGACGTGTACGAAAAAGAAGTATAGAGCCCACTTGGGGCTAGAAAGGAGGAGCGTTTGCGGATTGAGACAAGATATGGTTATCTTATAGACGCGCTTCGACGCTACCCGTTCGATAAAGAGATAAAAGAGCGAATCGAAGAGATCAGCTTCCCTTATCAAAATTTCGACGAAAATTGGTTTATCAAAAGTAAGTCAGCAAGTAACACGCCGGAAGCCTTAAAAAACGTAATCCTTAAAGAGAACGATCCGGAACTAATTCGACTGTACACGCTCGCAGAAGCGATAGAAGAGTACACGAACGAGTGCGAACCTACAATTTGGGAAGCGATCAAATGCTTATACGTTACGAGATCAAAAAACGTCGAAGGAGTGGCGCTCGAACTCTTTATGTCGAAGAATTCAGTCTATCGGCATATCATTAAACCGTTTTTTGAAGGACTGGAAAAGAAATATACAAGTATTTTTTTAAAAACACGCTGAAATTTGGGAAAAGTGTTCAAAAAAAGGTGGTAAAATTGTATTATCGGGAGATCGAGAGAAACGGAGATCTTCCAGCGGACGACAGGGCCAAGCCAACAGTTACAGCACGTTTTTACTTTCATAAAACTTTTCCCGTTTGTGGGATCTCCTTAAATTTTTTTAAAAATTTTTCGTTTCGGCGGTTCGATTCCGCCCGTCCGCTTTAGCAAGGTTTTCTAATTCTTCCCTTGCG